GCTAACCCATTTGGTTTTGGCATCGACTGGAACGGCTTGTCACCGCGCCAGCTTGCCATTGTTGCGGCCCTCGGTATTTCCCGAGGCTCGTGACAGGATGTTTGTCCTGTGCTACAACGTCAATGGGGCCCAGACCGGGCCCTAGGAGTGATGCCTGTGTCACTAGCCGATCCGCAAACCGTCACCATCTCGGGTACCGCGATTCCCCTCCCACGCACCAGCGTGGATAAGGACGAATCCGAGTACACGAGTAATGACGGTCTGGTCAAGCTTGCCGTGTCCCATTCCTATGGGAAGAGGACACGCCGCTTGATCCGTATCGACCACGCGAAGATGGCTGCGGACGCCTTTAGGCCGTCCGAGAATGTGCAGGTCGGAATGGCGGTTTACACCGTCTTCGATTTGCCTTCCCGGGGTGGCTATACGGCGGCCGAAGCCTTGGCTATCTGGACTGGCTTCAACAGCCAGCTCAGCGCCACTTCGAACGCGGTCGTCACCAAGCTTCTTGGTGGCGAGTCGTAGTGATGCGCACGCTGCTGACGAACCTCTCCCGAAGGGGGAGGGACGTCGGATGCGTGCGGCCCTTGAAAGAGAGGATAACGGCGCGGAGGTTACGGTGCATTTGAAGGTTGGTTACAAAACCATCCTTCTGGCAGTCGTACTCTTCGATGTCGTTCACCTCTCTGTACGTGAACTCATAGACGCAGACTGGATGAGTAACATCATTCCATTCTAACGTCGGGGGTTCACTGGGCGACGTACACAGACATGTGTCCGTTTTTCCGTGGTTCCATGTAGTTCTTTCCACCAACAACCCACATTCATGAGAGGAGATAGAAATTACATCCAATCATGATTTGTCGCAGGTGAAACTCGATCTCATCTCGGTGGCTAACGTCATCGCGATGAGAACTGGGAATCACCGGCTGCGGTTTATTCCTCTGGACTACTATGATCGGTTGAAGTATCCTCAAGAAGAGGTGTACGACACCGTCATGGAGTACCGGATGAGTATTCCGGAGTTGTGTAGGTGGATTGGTCACTACATGGATTGATGTGACCCAGGCTAGGGATCCTGTTACCTTCTATCAAGGAGGTCGGGTGAAAAGCCTGATGTCACTCTGGTCTATGTTAGCCGAGGAATCGGCCGACAGATGTTGCACTAGCGCCACTCGAGACATTAATACCGTCTCGAGCCGGATCGAACATGAAGGGCTATCGTTTTTAACGATAACTCTACCTGACTTTGGAAAAGCCATCCAAAAATGGCTCGACCAAGGTCAAGTCGGTATCCACCCAGCTTTCCGCAAGGATCGCCGGGGAAGTCTCCCCCTATTTTTAGGAGGTTTCTTCAACCGTGT